TGGCAAACAGATACTGCGTAACTTAGGGCAACCATATTATTTTGACGTGTATGTGTCGCCATCACAAAGAAATCAAGTATTGGAAGAAGCTGCATTGATGTGTGAAAACCATTGGGAAAAAGATGGTGCGGCTTTATGGTGTGCTAAAACAATTCGAGGAATGAAAACATAATGGAAATCTTAATCTACACCAAACGCAAATGCCCTAACTGCGTGACAGCCAAGATGATTTTGAGGGCTGAAAACATTAGGTATGTTGAGATTGACATTGAGTCAAACCCTGCATTGCTTAGTGATCTGCCAGAAAGCGCACGCCAAATGCCGCAGATCTTTATTGATGGCCAGCGCGTTGGCGGTCTGGCTGGCTTACATGAAGCACTTACAAAGACAAAAAATGCCACGCCCAAAACCACCTGAACCCCTACTAGGAAGACAAATTCGGATGTCAGACAGACACTGGATGATCTTGCAAGAACTTGGCGGCGCCGAATGGCTGCGCAATCAATTGGATAAAAAAGCCAAGATGCCTGCCAAGTATTACCGCCGCGAAATAGACGCACCGTCAAAGAAAGAAATCAATGACTAACAAAAGCGGATGGCGTAAACGCCAAATTCAAATGCCAAAATTTGATATGTGGGAACGTGAAAGCCTGGTTGATTTTGCAGGCGAAGCGTATGTCAAACTGTGCGAGCAGGACGACATTATTCAGCAGTTGCAATGTGACCTTAAAACTGCGATTGAAGGCTACCGCGCCTTAGCTAAGGAACAAGGCTCGCTCGTCGAGCCGCCGGTTCTGAAGACCCTTTAAGACCTTGCCGCCAGCCATGCAATACTTCAGAAGTTCTTCCGCAGCGCCTTCCTTGTCGCCGCGAAGAACTTTCTGACGAAGCGTTGAACGCTGGAGTGTTCCCAAACCGACGTTAAAACTAAAAGACACAAGACCATCAAACTGCCCTTGTGTAAGAGCAACAGGACAGAACTTTTCCACTCCACGTTCAAACCTATCAAGGTCGTTTCTGAGAATCCCATCTACTTCTTCTTTGGAAAATTGGCGATTATCTTCTGGGCGAAGCGCGTAAGTGCCTCTTTGATCAACTGGTATTTTGCTTTGATCTGGGTAAAGAACATGACCGACTCCTATTGTCCACAGCTTTGCTGGGCACTGGTATGGTTTAAATCGAACACCCTCATGGTGTTTGATCATTTCAATCGCTTTGTCTGAAACTTTCATGACTTACCGAAAGCGCGGCCACCAAAGTGGAAAGTAATGATCGCGGCGAACATGATGCGCGTATCTTCGTCCCACAACATGTTGGCCATGTCGTTGAACGGCGCGTCTGTGCGCCAGCCGTGGATAAAAATGCCGACGTCGATTAGAACTAGCAACAAGAAGAAACCCATGGTCAGCATCGAACGCGTGGCGGCGCGTAGGTTTGTCACCCAAGTTGATGCGCCTTGGCCAATTGCAATGTCGTGCGCGTAGAGCGCTTGCATCTCAGCCTGCTGTGCGCCAATGACTGCCTGAGCAGTCTGCGCGGTGGTCTGCATCTCAATCTGGTCGGTGTGGATCGCTTCGATGCGTTCTTGGATTTCAAGGCCAGCTTTCTTCAGCTCAATCTCGCGGTCGATTTGCATGCGCGCCAGCTCAAGCTCATGCTTCTTGTCGTTCTTGTCTTGGAAGAACTCAAGGAACTTTGGCGTGCCTGACATTAGGAAACTGATAAGGGTTGAGAGTAAGGTCAGCATTATTTAATTCCTATCTTTCCAAGTAACAAGTTCACAATTTTGTCGGATAAATCGTTTGGCAGAAATTTAAGAAACCCAAGAAAGTAAAGCGCCACACAACCATACACAATGATTTTAAGCGCGAGATCAAAGGTTTTCTGGTACTCATTCACCGCCCGCACCTTGCGTGTTTACAGTAGTCTTGAAACTCGTTGATGCCGATAATCAACCCTAAAAGAGCCAAAATCAAAATAAAAGCCGCAGCGACAATTTGCATCTGCTCAGCTTCTTTTTCTTTCTTCTTTTGCGCGGCTTCTTTGGCCTTGCGCGCTTCGTGGGCGTCCTCGACGTCCATCAGTTGTGCGCGCTCTTTAATCTTGTTCCAAACGTCAATCTTGCCAGACTGCATGAACAGCATCTGAAGCTCGGCTTCAAACGCTCTGGCTTGCTCTAAAGCCATCTCAATCTGCAAAGCCTGGCCCATGTTGGAGCCGCCAGACCGCTTGGCCTCCACCATGGCTTTGGATGCTTGACTTTTGGCGTCAAACATCTTGCCAATCATAGGTGCAAGACCACCGATGTCGTTGGCTACCTTACTGGCCTTCTTGACCATGGTGATGGCTTTTTGTAAGCCATCTAATGCGCTTATGGGATCAATCATTTTCGCTCTACCTTTTTCCACTCAAGGCATACTACTTTGCGATTAAAAACATCACCCGTCCATGCCCATCGGACGCACCTATATTCAGTTGACGAGACTTGCGACAGTATTAAAACAACCGCAAGCACCCATTTCATTTATCAACTTTGTTGTCAAGTCTGTCAAAAATTTTACCAAGCATATCTTTAATGTCGCGCATGTCTGCGCGGTAATCTTCACGCCCGACGTACATGTGCGGCATACCGCGCACGTCGCCATCAAGCCGGTCGATGGCCAAGTAGATGCGGTTCAGTGTCCAGCCGCCAAAGAAGCCAGCGATGGCCACGGCGATGTTGAATAAAACTTGATAATCCATTATTCGGCCATGCCTGTTAAATCAATTTTTGGAATCAACGCATTTTTATTGGTTTGTGTTGGCGCCAATTGATTTGGTTGATTTAAAGATTCTGCAAGTTGTTTTTTGTATTGTCTTTCACGCGCAAACTCAGCAGCCGTTTTAGTGCCAGGAATCTTAAACGGCAATTTTTGCAAGGCTTCAAGACCACGCAAGACAGCACCAGCGGTGTTGGGATAGTTAACCGCGCCTGGCTCTTTGACCATCACATCGCCAATTGTTTTCTTCAAATCAAGCAATGTGTCTCGGCCAGTTTTTCCAAACATATAAGCAAGTTTGTCTTCTCGATCAAGCTGAGTAACAAAGTTGTTAAAGTTATTCAAGCGGATGTTGTCTGTTTCATCGCCTTGTTTGAGCAACAAGTCTTTCATTTTTTGCAAGGTATAACCTTGCAATTCTTTGTAGGCTTGTTGACCTTCTGGTGTCTTTTTAAGCAATGATGTGACGGTTCTCATTTCTTCCAATGAACCATCAGTCACAATGTGGTTGTACACATCATCAAGCGCCACTTTACGATCTGTCTTGCCGGCCTTGGTGCTTAACAGCTGGTCAACTCGATTGACGTCTTCAAATTGTTTGGCTAATTGCTTGCGCTCTGTTCTGGCTGCGCGGTACAGATCACCGCCAGCGCCTTCGGTCATGTCATTGATGACACCTTTGACTTGACCCATAAACCTTGCCGCAGATGGATTGCCTTCTGCCAAATTACCAGCAGACTTGTAAATGTTTTCCAAGTCATCAATGGTTACTTGATTGCCAGTTATCTTTTTAAGCGCATCTAATTTGGCGCCAATGGTTTGAATTTGCGGCACAGAAATGGCTTCTGGCGCGTTGTCTGCCAACCATTTTTCTAATTGGGCCGTGTCAACTATTTGTTTTGTTTCGCCAGAATCTCTAGCGGCCTGATAAGCCTCATCGACTTTTTTAACCTTGTCTTGATACTGTTTTACCAAGGCTTTATCAACAACAGTGCCAACTGCCCGAGGCGTACTGCGATCAATTGTTCCGCCAACTTCCTCGGTCATGCGTTCAAATTGGTTAAGAATGTCTTGCTTTTGACCAGTTTTAAATGCGCCATATTGTCTGCCTAATTCGGCCTTGGCTTCTTCAGAAACGCCAGGCAAAGCACCACGCTGAACATCCGACTCAAACTGTTGTTTTGCCAAATTCTTTTCACGCTCACCAGCTGTCGCACGAATGCCAAATTGCTCCAGCCGTTGTTGACGCATTAAATCTTCAGCAGTATTAGCCGCGCCCATACCGGCCATAGCTGGTTGTTGTTCGCGTGTCATCACATTGGCCAAAGCATTACGAACTGGTGCAGTTGCTTGAACAATAGCAGGACGAGCCATTGCATTGGCTTGCATCATAGAAGCAGGAGCTAAAGCATTTAAAGTTGTGCCAGTTGCGCCAAGTGTTGGTGGCAAAGCATTTGTAACTGGTTGCAAAAACTCACCAATAGCACCCAAGGCTTCTCTGGCCGTTTGTGTGCGTGGTTGATATTGCACAGCCTTCATGGCTTCTTCACCAGCACGAATGCCTTCTTGAGTGCCATATTTGCCGCTAGTCAAAGTGCCAACAGCACCAACAATTGGTGCAATTGCAGCGCCGCCCAAAGTGGCACCAATTGCCAAAGGCGTTTCAATTACGCCCATGATGCGGTCACGCATTGACACTTCTGGCTGTTTAACATTAGTTACAACATTTTCAGCGCCTGGTATTGCCGCCGCAGAACCCAAACCAATATTTTTATAAAATTCTGTTTTTGGTATCTTTGAATAAAATTTTTCATGCAAAGAATCAGCCAGAGCAATGTCTGGCACAGAATCATATTGAGGATATTGTGCGCGGAATTCTGCAAGTGTGGCCATTATCTAATCCCCAATCCCAATGGATCGTTTGCGGTTGCACCACTTAGGCCACCACCAACAGTTGGCTGATATTGCTGAATGTTTTTAGCGCCTGGGCCGGCTTGAATTTCCATAGCTTTAATTGCCAATTTTCTGGCATCAGCTTTTTGTTTAATGGTTTTTGCGTCATCACCAATTTGAGGAAAATATTTTTTATCTTCTCTTTGGAACTCAGAATCTGAAATAGAAGCGCCAGACTCTTTGCGAAGCACGGCAGTAACAAAGTTTGCCTTTGCTTGGTTAACTTGTTGTTGTGACTCGCTAGTTCCACCAAGAACGCTAGGCAATATTTTGCCCAATCCTTCGCCCACAAATGGAACGGCTTCAATGTTGGCGCCTCTAAGCGTTCCTTTTTTGGCCATTTGTTCCAAAATAGCATCAGCTTCTTTCATTCTCATGCCATAAGCCGCAGCATTTCCTTGGCTTTCGGTCAATGCAGTGCCTTTGCCGATAAATGGAGTACCAGCCGCAGGCGCAGTTTGCGCAGCGGTCTGTTGATCTAACACGCTAGTCATGCCAGGGATAGCTTGCACTGGCGCTGCAACTCTTGGCCCAGGCATGCCGCCTTGAGCTGCGGCAGCCATAGGAGGTGTGCCACCCATGTTGACAGGGAACGCTTGAAGGGTGCGTTTGTTGACACCATAATAAGCGCCATTGTCGCCTTCTTTAAGTTCAAAGCCAGGGTTAGATTGTTCCCAATTAAATTTCTCACGCGCTAATTTATCTGCAATTGTTGCAGTTTTAGCGATGTTCATACCAGCGACTGGCAGTCCATAGCCTGGTAATGCAGGGTTGTCTTGAATGCTGACAACATTTCCACCAATATCTTGGCGAGAAACTTTAGGCAACATAAAGCCAAGTTTGTCTTTGGCATCCAAAATTCCCATAACTTTCTGAACTCTGTATTGTTGATACTGTTCAGGCGTCATGTTTTGAAGTTGCTGAATGTCTGTTGATGCAGTTTTTAAATCAAAATGACCATTCTTAACACCTTCAGTTATTTTGTCGATAGCCGCTTGCGGTGTTAATGCAGAACCAACTGCATTCCAAGCAAAATTAAGCTGATCATTTTTTAGTTTTAATTCTTTCTCAGCTGTTTCAACGCCAGTTTTTTTAATATTTGCTTGTTTGGCTTCTGTTTCAAGCATTTTTGCTTGAATGTCTGGCAATAAATGCGCAGCTCTAGATTGAGCAACATTGCTAAATAATAATGTTTTATCAATAGCACCAGTATCTGGGTTTATTGATTTTTTATAAGCCTCTGCTAAATCAGTTTGTGCCAGATCTTGGCGCTGTGCAGAACTTAATTGATACTGCGCCAAAGCGTTTTGATTTTGTGCGTTTTGAATGGCCGCAAGTTGGCCATATTGAGCCAATTGATTTGGAACCTCAATAGGTCTAACACCAAGAGCAATATTTGGATCAAGTGCCATGATTAATAACCCCCACCGGCCTGCATAGGAACAGTTGTAGCAGCGTTATAAGGCGCTGACGAATATGCACGATTTTGATTCAATGCGTTAAGCAAAGCATTGTTGTTTGTGTAATTTAAATAAGTACCCAAACCACCAGTAAAAGCGTTGGCCATACCAACTTGGCCAGCAGCGTTTGCAGCAGCGCCACCAGTCATTAGATTGCCCACGTTTGAACCATAAGCGCCTAAAGCGTTGCCAACATTAGACGCATAGTTTTGGCCTGCTTGACCTAAAGTATTTGCAGCAGTCTGTCCAACACCAGCCAAAGATTGCAAAGGTTGCAATTGTGCTGCGCGTTCAGTTTGATAACGATTGAATGCGTTTGTATATTCTTGTGAACCCATATCTTGACCGTAACGTGTGGCTGCTTTTAAAGCACCGCCAGAGATCAAACCACCACGAGCGGCAGCACTACGATCAAGAGCTTTTTGGCCTTCAGCCAAACGAAAAGCATAGCCTGGATCTTGTTGGAACTGATCCATGCCAAACTTCTGATAGTTTGTTGCTAATGGCGTCAACGCGTTAAGAGCAGTTTGACCAGCCGCTAACCAAGGCGCTTGGTTTTGCTGCTGCTGTTGGAACATTTCACGCTGTAACGCGGTCTGTTGATCAGCAACTTGTTTTTGCACATCAGCAGCTTGCGTGGCCGCTTGTGATTGTGTTTTAGATGCGCTTTTTGAAGCTGCTGCGCCCAATAAAGCGCTACCCAAAATTGCTGTTTCAATACCCATTTCAGTTCTCCTTGACTAGCATACCGCCGTCAGATTCTTTAAACCCAAGTCGTTTCAATATATCGTACATGTAATCATGTCCTGACGTAACTTTTGTAGTTACTTTTGGCCCGCTAAAAAGCTGTCTTAGCAAACCTTTTGTAACCCAAATGCGCCGCCATTCAGGAAGAATGGAAACATGTAACTCATCATCTTTGCGATACACCGCGCCAATAACTTTATCGTCACGTTTGATGGCCTTGATTATCCAATCTTTTACCGATGTGCGATAGTCCTCAAACGATATTGGCGCGCTCCAATCAGTAGCTTCGTAACCAACGCGAAGCGCTGTCTCACGATCATCTACCAATTGAGTTGTCATTAAGTCACCTCACGTCCAGAAACGCGAATGTTGATTGCGCTGGCTGTGCCTGCGATTGTACTGATAAAGTCACCAGAGCCAAGGACTTGGCCAACCAATTCAGGGAACGTGTAAACTTCAGATGCTTGCAAAGTCTTGGTCTTGGTGATCAAGTTGGTGTTGCCAGCCGAGCCAGTCACGGTAACCAAGTTCACGCTGATCGTGGCGGCAGAGCCGCTGATGTTTGTTGCGGTGAACTTGTCAATGATGGCCGTAACGCCAGACGCTGTGTACTGGGTTGTTTGGGCGTTCTCGGCATATTTTGCCGGTACGAGGACTTTGACGGTGACTGTCATGGTTTACTCCAATAAGAGGCAGTTATTAGCGGCTTGTTGCATGATGACCCAATTTGTGCCGTCAGACACCATTGTCGCCCAATTTCCTACAACTGCCAAGAGGATTGCTGTGCCAGCACTGGTGCTGTCAATTGGCACAACATTGCTAGATGCAGACACCAAGGTCTGAGCCTGCATGTTTTTAAAAGTCAAAGTGCGGCCAGTCCATGAAGACGCCGCAGGCAAAGTCACGGTGCAAGTCGAGCCTGACTTGTTGTTGATGTACCAAATTTCACCATTGGCAACAGTAAAGTCAGCGGTCTTGGTGATTGGTGCAGCAACGCCCATGTAGTCTGTATTGGCTATAGCGGCAGAAATTGCCGTACCATTGCCTTTAAGCAAACCAGTAATCGTAGTCGTTAAAGTCAACGCAGGCGTTGCGCCGCCGCTTGATGTGCCTGCAAAACCGTTAGCCGACACGACAGAAACAGCCGTGACAGTGCCAGAACCTTTGTTGTTAAACGTATTCCAATCAGTACTGGACAAATAACCATTAGTAGAAGTACTAGCCTGAGAAATGCTGATTGCTGGCGTTGTGCCGCCCGAGGACGCGATAGGCGCAGTGCCAGTCACTGACGTGACCGTGCCACCCGAACCAGTGGCCGACAGTGTGCCACCTGCAAAGGCGACGCCAGAGCCAATTGTGACATTGCTAAAACCGCCAGAGCCGTTGCCGTACAGAATAGACGTGCCGCTGGTGGCTGGCGCCTTGCTGTTAAATGTGTTCCAGTCAGTTGACGTCAAGTAGCCGCTTACAGATGTGCTGGCCGCAGGCATACTAATGTCGGGCGCAGTGCCGCCAGACGACACCACTGGCGCTGTGGCCGTCACAGCAGTCACTGTGCCTTGCGATGGCGGAGGCAACAAATTAAGCGCTTCAATTTGCTTTTGTAACTCAGCAATTTGAGACAACAATCCAGAACAACAATCAACAAGTCCTGCTGCTTCAATTTGCTTGATTAACTCAGCGCTCAAATCAATTGGCGGCGGCTGAGTTTCAACTTCTTGCGCCAAGGCTTGCAACGCCGCATCGTAAGACGCGATTAAGGATTCTGGGCTTGGGGCAAGCGCTTGATCGTCATAGACAACCGTGGCCGCGTTCATCAACGACACAAAAAACAAATACCAAGCGCGGTCAATTAGACCCGTGCGTGGGTCAATCAACGGCACTCGGGGTGGCGTGACTGGCGTTGGCGTAGCGTTAGGGCTAGGCATTTGTTGGACTCAGAATAAGTTCTGCGCCCATGATGGCAATTTTCACAGGGTCAGTGCCAGATATTTCATAAACACGGTCACGCAACTTGGTGGTCATGCCCAGACGCCGCCAGATTACACGTTTGTAATACTGGCCAATTTTACCCATGGACGCCCAATGCTCATTTGACCACGTATGGCCGCCATCGTCTGACCAGCGAAGCATGACTTGAGGGTCGTCGCCTTGGCCTAAGTTGATGCCAACGCCAGACTCGCAATCGAGCTGCATCATATGCTGAGCTGTGCGGTGCAGATTGTTCTGGCCAGTTGGCAATGCACGCCATGAGCGCAACCATTTTTGGATACTGCCGTTGTCGCTAAAGTCGTCTAAATCAAAAGCGTAGACGTTGCCATTCTCAAAATCGCCGATCAGAATTTTGTTGTTAAACGCCATTTGGCAGTTGCCACGGTGACGAGTAAATGCGCCATCGACAAATCCTGCACGTTCATGCCAGGCTTGAGTGGCGGCGTCATAAACCCAAGTGGTGTTAGCACTAGGAAAAACCAATACATAAAAGCTGTGGCCGTCTTGCTGGTATGTGTAGCCAATCGCGTCAGACATATCGGCGTATTGCTGAATCTGCCATTCAACAGCGTGCGTAGAAATGCGAATGCCGGTGTAGCCGTTAGCGCGGTAAACAATACCTTGGCCACGGCGGTCACGGCCAAGCCAAAACAAGCCGTTATCCATCTTGGCTACAGAGTAAGGCGCGGCCAAGCCAAGCTCGTTAAATGCGCCTTGAATGCGCTGAAGTGGAAAATCAGTCGCGCCAGAGTCGTACCAAACTTCAATTGAGTTTGTGCCAAATGCCCACACTTCGCGGAAGTTGGACGCCACAGCAATCAAACCGTCAGGGGAGCCTTCAGTGCTGGCAAATTCAAGAGGATCAATAGATGTGCCATCAAGCAACGCGGTAATCCACATTTTTTGGCTGTTTGGTTCATTGAACACAAAATAACCGTCCAGATAACAGACAGTCACCGCGCCTGGAAAGTCAGGGTCAGTGATCTGACCGAAGCCGCCAGTCGTGTTGTTGTAGATGTAACTGGGGCCATTGCAAGCGATAAACAATTGCGTGCCGTTGTCAGACATGCTCACTGGCCCAGTGCCGCTTACAGAGCCGATTAGCGTGGCTGCATAAGCATTGTTGATCTTGTACAGTTGCGTGCCAGACACAACAAAGCCAACACCGTCATCGGACGAGAACGCCCACAGGCCACGGATCGGGCCAAGGCCAACAGTGTTGAGCAATTTAAGGCCAGGTGCGCGGTTTAAAAACGCAGGCTCTTTACCGGCCTCGGGAACAATCTCTGGAAACAGATTGACCATCCGAGCGTCTGCTGCATTGACACTTCGGGTGACGTATGTAGAGCCAAGAATCGGCGTCTTCATTAGTAGTTACCGGCATAGATGTTGAAACGCTGGCGGTTGGCCACCAATGCGTAAGGCAGTGCCATCACATCATCAGGGTTGTTGATGCGCTTCAAGTCGCGCTTAGAAGTCATTGCGATGCGCTGCACTTGTGGGCTTGGTTCAACGCCAAACTCAGGGGCGAACTCCATGGCCAAGTTGTATGTAAACGCACGCAGATAGCCTGGTGGGTAATACATGACTGTGGACAAGTCAGCAGGGCGATCAAGTTCTTCCACCGAAATCATGTGCCATTCCAAAACCTGAGTAGGTTTGGGGTAAACAGTCAGCGTAATGTCAGGAAAGCCCATGTTAACCCAGCAAACTTGCGGATATGTGGATGTGACATTTTTAACGGCGATGCCGTCATATTGTTGTTGGTTGATAAACTTAATGCCATACGACACGCCATTAGGCGCTTTGTAATATGTTGCATCGTCCATCAGAATTGGGCGGTTACCTACAAAGTCACCAGTTGGGCCAAGTGTGCGGCTAATTTCGCCAGCAGGCCATGAGTAAACTTGATCTTGGGTAACAAATGTGGAAAGACGCTCAGTATTCCACGAATCAATCATTTGATTGAGCGCCATCAAGGCGTCTTGAGACGTAGCCGCAGAAGGCGTCTCACCTTCAGCAAGCACACCGAGAAGCCTAAGAGCGCGTTCGATTTGTTGGCCAGCGGTGTACGTTGTCATCTTTAAACCTCAGCAGTGGTTTTTCTACGGCGTTTAACTTCCAGCACGTTCACAGGAGCCGCTTCTTCGGGTTCAGAAGTCGTGTCTGGATTATAACGAGTCCAGCCGTTTCTTTCATCCATTTCTGCCTCAAGTTCCATTGTTGCAACTTTGGCGCCGTGGATGGGATGTACGAGTGTGACGTTCATAATTTAAGAATGGGGGTGATTAGCCCCCATTTGGTTTTTAGCCGATGAGCCAAGCAGAGCCGTTACAAAATACTGGAACGACATTAGAGCCGCCACCAACAACAGTTGCACCAATACCAGCGGTATAAGCGGTGTTTGAGTTGCTAACAGCAGCACGTGTACCAGCCAAAGCAGTAGAGGCAGTAGGCAAAGTAGCCACTGTGTACAGTTTGAACTGGGCAGAGTCAAGAGCAGGATCGGAATACGCTACGCCGATTGGTTGATTATTTGCCATGATAGTTCCTTAAAAATGAGGGCCGAAGCCCCCATTGTTTACTTCAAGAACGCTGAGTAGGCAGCGTCACCAGTCTTTACGAAACGGTATGTGTATGAACCGAAACGTGGAACGGTAACAGAACCGAAGATCGTGATACCAGTACCTGTTGTGACAGGAACGGTAGACGATGAGCCGGTGTTGTTGTTGTTGCAAATTGTCAACTCAAAAGCTGAACCAACTTTTGCGCTAGGGATAGCGGCATCAAGCAACGCTGCTGTAGGCAGAGTCACCGTCAATGTAGCATCCGATGCTTTTGCACAAACAACCAAACCAACTACAACTTGAGCAGCAGTCAGGGTGGTGTCAGCGGTTAAGCTGGTGGGGATAGTTTGTACGGTCAGTTGAGCTTCAAGCAAGTTGCCGTCGCCGATTTGATAACCGCCTGCGCCATTAGGGAGAGCCATGATAATTTCCTTTCAATGTTAATAACAGAGACAGGGGCCGAAGCCCCAATCAATTAGCCCCAGATACGGCAGGCCATTTGTGGACGGATCGTGTTGTAACCGTACAAAACGTCGATACGGCAAGGCATACGATCATTGTTGATGTCGTATTGGCGAACCACACGCAAAGAGATGCCGTTATGAACTGCACGAGCAGCCATATCAACCCCCTGGGGCAGCAAGAGATCAGCCGTTGCGAATGTTATGGCGTCCTTATGGTAGACCAAGTTTTGTGCGTACTGGCTAGAAGCTGCACCAACGAACACAACAGCCTTACCAGAAGCAGGGAAGCTGTCCACGGTGGCCAAAGCATTGGTAGAAGTGTAGATAGGAGCAACAGTAATGTTACCAGCGCCAGAGCCGTCCAAAGTCACATTTGCAGTGGCAACGAACTGGAACAAGGAGCCGGTAGACTCACGTGTTTGTGGGTTAACAGCATAGCAGTCAGCCACAGTGAACACGTCACCAATTTTCACAGTACCAGAAGCACCAGCGCCAGTAATAGCAATGGTGGTTGCGCCTTGTGCAGACACAGCAGCAGACAAAGTGCCGCCAGTAGCAGTACGTGAGCCAGTTGTGAATTGCTTGATAGACTGAGACATGTTGATCTCGTCAAAGCCCAACACACCAGTGCCCATCATGCCGTTCTTGAATTGCTTGCTGATAGTGTCTGTAGGATTGAACAGACCTTTCATGCCTTCAACCAAGCCAGCGTTAGCAGCAGGGTTCACGGTAGCGTAACGTGGGGACATCACGGCTGCGTTCTCGTTCAGCTTCTGCTGGGCTTGGAGCAAGACCAAAGAAGTAGAAGGAGTGGTGCCAGGTGTACCAACGGTGTTACCAATGCTCAAATATGAGTTGGCAACGTCAGCATCAATAGAAGATGCCAACTGGCTGATACGAGGCTTCAACACACGCTCAGCGAAGTCATCCAATTGCATGGTCAATTCAGCAGATGTGAAGTTGAC